TGGCCTTACGTTATAACCTAGACCTTTAGTAGCTGCTCCGCCACCTCTAGCTTTACCTCTTACAATGCCTTTTACAGGGCCGCCATCTTTTAAACCTTGAGCTTTTAATTTAGCAGTAGCTTCTGCGAGACCACCATCTTTCATAAAACCCATTTTGTTTCTAACTTTTTTTGGTAATTTTGGTAATCCTTTATTACCTTTTGGTATTGGTTTTAGTGCCATTACTTAGTCCTTTCTTGTGCAAACTTACTGGCTTTGGCTTTTTTACCAGTCTGTAGCATTTTTTTAAATTTAGCTTGGTCTACAGGGCTCATTCTTTTTTTAAGAAAAGACGGAACATCAATGTCCTCCATAGGAACATCAACTTCTGTAGTGAGATTCTCGACAATAGGATCACGCTCTTTACTTACTTTAGGCTTAAAACCCTTGATAGTCTTAGGCCCTTTTCTTATGAAAGGTGTCTTTTTTTTCTTAGGCTTTGTTAATTTACCTATGCCCTTAGCTATAATTCCTATTACCATAATTAATCCTACTCCGTTTCTTTGTAGTTTGCAACGATAGATGCCAGTTCTTCACATCTGTTCGTAGTCTGTTTATGCCATCTACTATCTTTCATTTGGAAAGCAGCACCTTCCCAGTCACCTTCTTTCATGCATCTAAACATGTTCTTGAACTTAGAGACACCATTTTTTCCTAGCTGAAAGCACATGTTGACCAAGACTTCACCTATGACCTGAGGTAGATCGTGTCCAATCTTCTCAGCTATCAGCTCATCAGCTCCCGCTGCTGCTCTGTTTAAGTCGATATCGAAGAGTTCTTCTACCTCTTCCATGGTAATCTCTACACCCTCTGCATATCTTTCTCTTTCATGCGGAAGTATAAGGTGGCCTATGCCGATCGTGGCCTTTCCCAAACTATCTAAATACATCGCTGTGCGTACACCTTCATGGTGACGTACTTGCTCTCGAAGTGAATCTGTTATTTCAATCATATGTCGTAACTCTTAGTTATAGTCAATATTCCTGCTGGTTTCAACATATTAGCTTTCATCAAACCACTTATTCCTCCACCTGTGTCCTGTGGCATTGGGTCAAAAAATCCATCAATGAAAGGGTTTCTTTGATTTGGTATTGCTGGGTTAGGCATAAAAGGTAGGACCGGTAAAGCCTCTAAAGGATTTATAGTAGGAGTTGTAAATAAAAAATCTTGTTCTACGTTACCTGGTCCTAATACATTAGTTAAATTTTCTGCAGTGCTATCAAAGTCAGGTTCGCTTGAGATAGGTTTATCGCCTCTTGGAACAGGTATTGTCTGAACATTTTGTTCTCTCCTTTGAGTCAACATTCTTTCATCAGGCAACTTAAACTGTTTTGGTCCCTCTGGTGGTCCCTCAGCTAATAATTTTTCTGCAGGATCACCGCCTTCTCGCATCCCGATAGGCACGACTCTTACTGATCCTACGCCGCCATCAAGTTTCATTATAATGTACCTATTCCCCTATTTAACATTTGTGTTGCAAGGGCATCATCTAAAGTTCCTAAAGCTAATTGATTTCTTACATTAGCCTGCATTGGCACCTGCATATTTGGTTGTAATGATACATCAGGTGTGGGTGTGCCTCCTAAATTAGCATCAAATTGTGGTTGTAATCTATCTTCTATTTGTTGTTTTATTTGTGCCTCTTCACCTGTTAAATATCCTCTTGCTCCAAACATTCTACTCATCATTTCCATTTGTTGTTGTCTTGCCGGTTTTGCCTCTACTTGTGTTTGTGGTTGTTTCATTAAGCTTATCAAAGATTGTTCTACTTGATTAACAAAATCTAGCTGATCTAAATCGTCTTGTGTAGGCAATGTTGTACCAGCCCAGTCTAATAATATTTGTTTATTTTTTTCAGAGATTGTAAAGGGTTCTAATGTCTTTTTTGTATCTTCAGGTTCCCCGACAGTTCTTGCAACTCCCGCTCTTTTTACCACGTCAAGACCTGTTTGATCTAAAACCTCAGAGAACGCTTTTAACACCTTTGGGTCAGTTAAAATGCTAGATCCATATCTTAATAGTAAAGGCACCATCAATACAGGGAGACCAAAACCTGCTGCTGTTGCACCAGCTTGCACACCGCCAAATAACAATAGACTTCTAAAACCTCCTAAGGTTACACGTCTTTGTACGAAAGAAGATGGGTCAGTAACTGTGAAACTACCAGATTTTTCTGCTACTTCTAAAAATCTTTCAATATCTTTTATTTTTGTGCCTGTGCCCTCTAAAGCAACTTCTAATGCTGCCCTTCCATCAGTGCTATTTAAACCTAAACTGTCTGCAAACTTTCTTGGATCAAAATCAACTGTTCTAAACCTATATACATCTGCAGTATTTTTATAACCTTGTTTGTAAACTTCCTCTGGAGGTAATTTAGCTAAATTCTTGTAATCATTAAATGTCTTAGCTACAGGTAATCCTGTAAATGAGTCTTTGATCGCTTGATCATAAAAAGCTCTTATTATTTTTTTCTTACCAGCGTTTGGTGCCATAGATATTACAGTTTGTTCTACATCTATTTGTTTTCCAAAGTTTGGATTGGGGTCACCATTAGGTAAATTAGGAACATTATCTAACTCTTTTACTGTAACTTTAACAGGAACACCTTCTTTAAAACCAGCCATTCTCCAAGCTTTTAAATTTGCATTAGGAGTCTTTGCTAAATTCATAACTGCTCTTACCAGATCTGGATCTTCTTTCATCATAGGTAGTAAGTTTTCAATCATTTGTTTTGGGGTTAAAACTCCCTCTGAAACACTTTGTGGACCAGGTGAAAATATATTTGCATTTACCTGTTTGTACATGTTAGCACCAGGGCCTTTATATTTAGGCATTACTGCAGACAAATATGCATTTGCTCTTGTAAGTTTTTCCATAGCTGTATCAAAAACAACTTTGTCTACACCATCTATGTTTATTAATTTGTTGCCATCATGCTCCAAAGCTAACCGGAGTTGTGATATTCTAGCTCCTTCTTCTGTTGGCACAGATCCTTTACCTTCAATTTTAAAGTTTGCTTGGAAGTCAGACAATAATTTTTGTAAAGTTCTAAACTGTGTAATTGTTACACCGTCAGGATCAAGCCTACTTAAGGTTTGATAAAACTCTGTGAAGGCTTTCATTGAGCCATCACCAGGGAATCTGAAACCATAACCTTGAGTTCCTGGTTTAGAGGAAATTAAGACATCTTGAAACTCATCAGCTAATCTTTTTACAGTATCTAACTTTATGACTTTTTTGCCATCTAATTTCTCAGCATACTTTGCGAATGATTTATATAAAGCATCTGAAACTTTCATAGTGTCCGTATATTCAGCTCTACCTAATTTCATCATGTCACCACCTAATGATGCCATAGTTTGTAGTGGTGCTAGATTGTTAAGTGCATTATCAAAAAACTGTCTAATGCCCTCTTGTGTTCCCTCTCCAGCTCTTCTAAAAGGTGTTCCAACATAAGGAAACACACCTAAAACTTTTGAATAACCTTTCCAAAAAGCACTGTTAGTGGCTTGTATAATACCTAATGGCATGCCATAAGTTTCTGCTACTTCTAACATTTTTTTATATTCAGGGTTTTTGTTATCTAAACCAAATAATATTCTTCCCACGGCTGGTTTAAAAGAACTGATCAGTGGTCCGAGGGCCATGGCTCCTCCAGTAAAAGCCAAGTTCATGTAAGCGTCTTTTAAAAATTTTGCATTTTGTAATTCTTGATCTTCTAATGGTAAGTCGTTTAAATGTCTCAACAATTGATTAGTTAACTCATAAACTTGTCCGCCTGCTTGTGCACCTAGAGCATCAGCACCTAACCCCCTCGCTGCTAACATAACAGCGCCAGATCCTACAGGTCCACCAAAAGGTGTGCCCAACAAACCTGCACCGCCCATAAAAGCTAATGAACCGATTATTTCTGCAGATGGTTTTGATACTAATTGATCTGGTATTGCTCTATCTAATAAACCTCCGACAAAAGGTATTTTACCAATAGCTTCATTCGCCTGCTTAAAATAATAGTTTGCAGGATCTTTAATCAGAGCCATTCTTTGATTTGTATCGGCTATTTTTTGAGCTAAGACAGAATAATATTGTTTTGTTTGAGTCTGAGGATCGTAAGGAATATCTGATAAAATATTTGCCTGTTCTACACCTTTTAATTTATTTAACTCTTCTATGACTTGCATAGGAGTCGCAGAATCGTCTATACCATAATATTTTTTTACCTTTGCTATATCATTCGCTGTAGGATTAGTAGGATTTTCAAAAAAGAATTTAGCTTCGTTAGGTGTTCCTTTTAATATTGTAACTTGATTTGGTGGTGCTTTAGGCATTATTGTGCTCCTCCAAATAAGTCTTCAGGTTCTAAATTTATTTCAAAGTTTTGATCTTCGTCAACTACACTACCCTCAACTGTTTGAGATGAATCAGGTGCTGGTGGTGTTTGCATATTAGATACATCTTCTCCTAAAAATTCTTTAAATTTTAAAACTTGTTCTTGATATTTTTGATCGTCAAATATGTTTTTACCCTCACCGTATCTACCAGCTTCGAATATATCTACTTGTCCTTTTCTTAAAAACTTTAATATTTCGGATAGTTGAGTTCTAACAAAGTCTGGAGATTTGAGACCTTGTAAATCAACAAGAGAAGAAGCTCTTCTAATATCGTCAACGTTTAATCGTCCGGTGGGTTTCAATGATCTTGCTAAAGCATAAATAATTAAGTTTTCTTGCACTTTCAATCTAGCATAGTCTCCATCATATCCTAAAGTTGTGTAAGTTATCGGGTTATAAAGATCATCAATACTTACTAATTTTGATACTGTTTTTGTATTACCTAAGTTAAATGGTAGTTTGATATCTCTAGGTGCTTGGAAACTTACCTCTCTCACTAACTCCTCTTCGCCAGGAGGCAATTCATAAAAAACTTTGTCTTTTTCATATAGAAGTTGTCCCTCTTTGACAAACTGATCACCAAGACCTGGGCTCACAGCATTCATAAATGATGCGAAGGTAGCTCTTGACTCTTTCTTAAAAAAGTCAACTAAACCCTCAGCACCAAATCTTGATGGTTCTCCTCTTGCTACTGCTTCAGCATCTATTTGTAACATCTCTGTCACGATATCAGCAGCTCTACCTAATGTGTTGAAGTCACCTATCTGTTGTGATGCTTGTCCATAGTTAGGCGCAGATACTGCTTGTGCGGCGTCAGCCTGTATACCTTCTAAAGGTGATAAGTAAGCGTTAGGTGGGACCTCAACATCATAAACTGTGTCTTCACCCTCTTTTCTACCCATCATAAATTCGTAAGTGCCCTTTTCTGGATTCCAAACTTTTTTAGTCATCACTACTTGTGTAGTGCCTTCTGCTTCATTAGGAATTGTCATGTTTTGAAAAATTCTGTTTGGATTTTTGTAAAGATCTAAAGCAGCTTGTTCTATCTTGAGCGCCTTATCAATATCAAATTGAGCTAATTTTTTTTGCATGTCCATATCAAAGGCCATGTTTTTCATCATGAACTCATTATCAAAACCCATCTTTTTTAAAAAAAACTCTGACTCTTTTTCTAAAATAGCAGCATTTTGATCTTGCATGGTTTGTATTGCAAGCTCTTTCATCTTTAAACTATGTTGTAATTCAGCAGCGTCTTCAGCCGTTTCTCTTTGTATGTATTTACCAGTGGCCTGTGCTATAATATCAAATATTCCTGCAGCGCCTTTATAAGGTGTTCTAGCATTGATGCTGTCTACAAAAACATTTAAAGCCTTATCAATACCCGGAGTTTTTGGTAAAGGTCCTAATTTACTTTCGATGCCTTGTAAAGCTTCTTCAAAAGTCACTCTTTTTCCTAACCCTAGTCTCTCTGCAATCGCACTATACTGTTCATCTAATGCCTGACGCACAGGTAGAAACTGATCAGCATATTTTATGCCCATATTATTATATTGAAATGTTTCATCTACAGCATTAGATGCAAGATCAACAGCAAGTAAATTTTTTTCTTCGTAATTTTCCGGTGGAGTTACTTCAAATGTGCCACCTTGTACATCTGGCACTGGGTCGACAGGTCTGACTGGTTCGATGACAAGATCTGTCTTGAACGTGTTTAAGGTATCAAAACCACTTGACATGTTACTATCCTAAAAATTGTCCTAATTGATTAATCCCCGATAATAATGGATTACCCATTTGCTGTTGTGGAAAAGCTTGGCCTGGTAAAGCTGGGAATCCTCTTACTAATCCCGATTGAAATTGTAATGCTTCAAAAGGTTGAGTAAATCTAGCTAAGTTGGCACGTTGAGCTTGATCAAAAGCGCTTTGTTGAGCTTGTTGCTCTGTAATACCTAAACTACTTAAGGTTGTAGCTAAGTTACCTAGGGCAGTTGGTTGATTTGCACCAAACTGACCAAATAATTGTCCAATACCTCTTTGTTGCTCAGCTCCAGCCAATTGCAATCTAGCTGCGTTTTGTTGTGCAGTTCTTTGATCTTCAAAAGCTTTTTGTGCTTGTGTTTGTGCTCTATCAAAACCACCAGCTAAAAGATTTGCGATACCGCTTCCAAGCCTATCTTGAAAACCTCTTAGTGCTTCTGCTTCTAACACACCCTCACGTCCACCGCCAAAAGCTCCGGCACCAACGGCTTGTGCAGCTCTACCTTGTCTTGATATGTTAAACTGTCTTTGCATTTCTTTTGTAAAATTATCAATAACTTCTTTTTGAAAAGGATTCATAAATGCTTTGTATGATTCAGGATCGAATTGACCCATGGTTCCGGCAGTTGTTGTTGCTGCATTAGCAATTGATGTGCCTGCTTGACCTAAGGCACCGACACCTTGACCAAAGAAATCAGGCATTGTAGCTGCTGCATTTGAAAGTAATTGTGTTGCTTGTCCTACTGCTGGAGAGACATTTGCTACCTGTGCTACAGGTACGGGAAACTGTTTAATTCTCTCAGGGCTTGTTAGTGCCTCACCTGCTTTAACAAGATTACCATAAGATTGAGCTAAAATTTCTTCAAAAGTTGCCATTACATTCTTCCTATTCCCATAGACTCTGCTTTATCTTCTAAACTGTTCATAATATTATACATGGCTTTTGTACCCTGTTTTCTATCTCCATTACCCGCTGCCATTACAGCTTGTTTTGTCATAACAAATTCTCCGTCTGAAAGCATTGCAGGTATATCATCTGACTGACCATCACCTGGTCCGTTAATCATACCATCTTTTTCTGGAAAGTCACTTATGCCTCCGCCTTGATTAAATCCTGCGGGAGTATAAGCATCTTGAATTTTTACTTGACCTGTTAAGTAAGGATTTTTTTCTGGGTCATATAACATTCTGGCTTGATCTTCTCCTAAAGCGGCTGCAGCAACAGATGCACCTACGCTACCTAATTTTAATAATGGTGAGTATTTTTCAAAAAAATCTAAACCCTCTCCTGTTTTAATTAGACCCACTCTCTCTAAGAACCCAGGTCCTTCTTTTGTTGCACCTTCAATTACGTCACTTACGGTAGACCTGCCAAAGTCAGACATTTGATTTTGCATTTGTTGAAATTTTGTTGGAGCCGCAAGTGTTTGTTGTGTCTGCTGAGTCATCTGAGGCTGCATGCCAAAGAACTCACTTACTCCACCTTGTCCACTCATACCACCTCTTAACGCTGCAGTGCCAGCACTTAAGGCCACGTTTCGTAAAACATCTTGAGGTTTTGCACCACCGAGTAATCCTAATCCTGCTTGAAAGAGAGCTGGATTCTTAGCCGCAAAACTTCCTATACCTCCAAGTATGCCGCTTGTGCCTGCTAGTCCAGGAACTAATATACCTAAGCCTATCTGACCAATCGGACTTCTTATTATATCTTTTGCTGCTTTAAATATATTTTTGAACATTATTCATCCCCAGTCGCTGCTCCACTAAATAAATTTGGTGCAATAACATGCACGTCTCTACGTATGTCTTCTTCTTTAGTATCAGTTGCAGGGTTGGCGATGTCAGCATCCACTTCTTCATGGCTGCTATACTCATGTCCTGTTTTAGTATTGGTCACTGTAGTCTCTACTTTTGCACTATATACTGGGACTTTTTTCCCATTTATTATTTCATGACGTAGGAGTACAGGTTCGTCTACAATCTTTGCCATAATATAGTTTTATAGACGAAAAGCCATGAAATCAATAGGTTTATATCTTAAAGCCTAGGTTACCTGATATGGAAATTCTGTACTCATCTGATGTATAAAACGGATAAACACAATGATTTAAAGTTGCGGGAAATAAGGCTACTTTACCCTCCCAGCTATTATCTACAGGTAAGGCTTCTTGTGAAATTTTGCCACTTGGTTCACAGAAAAAAAATGAAAACATACCAGCTCTAAAATCTTCATCTCTCATATGTGGTAATCTTTCTTTTTCTTTTTGTATTGTATAAGGTACTTTATGCCAAATAACAAAACTATATAGACCATCATGTATGTGCATAGGGTTGAATTCATGTTTTTTTTGAAAATTTACCCATAAATTAAACAATTCAATTTCACATGCCTTATAATTCAAAGCAGAGTGTGCTACCTTAAAATAATTTGGATATTTTTCTCTATGTTTTACAATCATGTGCATCAACATAGGAGATACAGCAGCTTTACCCTTAGGTATAGAATATTCGTGCATAATATTACCAGCTAAATCACCATTTAAAGGTGACAGCTCTTTTTCTTTTATTACATCGTCAAGTATTTTTAAGATGTCTTTTGGGACATCTGCAAGAACAAACATTATAGTTGTTGTTTAACCTCTAATACAGAAACCTCGATCATAGCTCTAGATGCAGCGTTGGCTTGCACTTTCATAGCATCACCCTCTTGATAAACCATGCTCGTGCTAATGGTATTTGTGTTAGATGCTGCAACATCAACTTGAAATACTTGAAAATCTGAAGTGCCATTATTATGATCCACATTAACAGTAACAGCATTTGAGCCATCGTAATTATGTGTATTAATTGTTTTTACGATAAAAGTTGAAACTGGCACCGGTGGCGTAGCTGCAACATTTGCCGTTGGCACAGTAAAAACTGTAGTCAAATCGGTAGTGGTTACGTTTGTTATAAATCTTTTAAATACATCAGCCATTAGTAAAAAACCAACTCCTTCTGGTAGATTCTTCTTGAGTATCTAAAGTATAAGAACTATTTAATTGTTGTATCAAATCTTCAAGTTGTCTAACGAGCTCTGCTTGTTGCTGTCTGTCATACTCATCTCTAGGATCTGGAAATCTGGTTATAGTTAGTTTTGCCATTAATTTAAGTTATCCCAAGTTTCTCTTGTGTCAACACCATTTTTAATATGTAGTTTTAACTCATTTTGATCATTACTTAACAAACTATTTTCTAAAATAAAATAAACAATAGTGTGTGTTTCATTACAAAGTGTTATGTCTTTTTTAAACTCATAACCCTCTAATACGTACTCTTTTGGATGTTTAAGAATTATTTTAAGATATCCGGGAGACAATCCGATTGATGACTTTGGCTTCATTCTAATGTATTTATGATCTGAGTAGTAAGCGTGGATGTTTTCATAGTTTGTTTTATGAAAAGGTTTACTCCTCCATTCAGCTAACATTTGAAAAGGTTTCACTATCTTCTACCGTCAGGCTGTATATCAAATCTTTGTGTACCTAATCTCCATGCAGTGCCTGTCGTGTTAGAAACCACGTTTACAGTAAACTCTCTACCTCTACCACGAAGACTAACAAAATCTGTATTGTCTTGAAAAGAAACTGTTTTAGTAACTGCGGTGCTATTATTAGGATAATTTTTAAATTCTAGTTTAGCGTTTAGTGTCCCCTCTTGATCTTCAATATCAGGTATTAATTTAGAAACAAAAGAAAACTCATTACCCTCTCCTATCTGCACCACACCAGATTTTACAAAAGCAGTAATAGCCTCACCATCAGCATTATTTCCAGTTTCATGTAAAAATAATTGTGTTGCTCCGTCTGTTAGTCCTGAGATAGATTCGTTATTAGCTATAGTCGTTGGTAAGTAATCTGTAGCAACTGGATTTTTATAGACTTCTCTATCAATCCATGTAGTTCTATCTAATGTGCCTGTCCACCAAGTTCCCTCAATATAGTTATAAGCTACTATTGCATTTATAGTGTCTGAACCTGTTCTAGGATAAAACCACATAATCTCATTAAACTCTCCATTGTGACCCGCAAATGCATTTTCAGCACCGGTTACATTTAAATTATTAAATATAAATTGTTCAACTGTGCAAGGTAATTTTTTTATTGATCCGTCATATAAAAAGAAGGAGTCTTGTGACATCCAATAACTTATACCGTTAATATCCACTCCTGCATGACTACCTACTATTCCACAATTTTGACCTAATTGTCTTAAACCAAAAGTAAAAGGTGGTCCAATAAACTGTAGACCATGAAGCGAACTATCCGTCCAAACTAATATTTGCCCTCTCGACCTTTCTGCAGCTACGATCCGTGATCCGTCAGCTACTCGTAATGATCCAGCAGTATTTTCTGCCGTTGGTTGATAAGTATTTCTATCTTCTTGATTTGAAAATCTTATAAGTAAGTCATCCTGAGCATTAGTGCCTCCAATTGTTGGTTGAGTGCCAAAAAATAAAACATGTCTGTCTGGTGTGGAAACCAAACTTAATCTTGATTTAGTAGGTGCATTTGTGATTGCAACAGCTCTTGTTGATACACCATCATCTGGATCCCACTCAAAAGCCCCGCCATTAAGCGCAGTTGCAATTAATACTTGCCCAAAATTATCCAAGGACCATTGCCTTGCTTCTAATGTAACGTTTGATGTGGATCTAGGTGTACCCCAAGTTGATACATTCCATGCATCTGTGCCCCAACCAAAAGCTGGTACAGATGTTTCTGGTCCGATTGTAATTTGATATTTAGCATTACCAGACCCACCGCCACCTGAAGTTGATCCAGATGCGGCAGATTCTGTTGTCACAACATAAGCGTTAGTATTAGCTATTGATGTTATTTCAAACTCTTTGTTCATATCCAAGCCGTCTATAGCTGAGAAAGAATCAAATGTTACAAAATCACCTTTTTGTGCACCGTGACCAGTATCTGTAACTACAACTGAGGTTGTTGCGTTTGTTGTAAATGGGTTGGTTAAAGCCTGTGTTTCTCTTATTGGAGTAATATCAAAAGCTAAGCCCTCTTCAATGACATATAATTTTCTATCTGTACCAACAACATTATATCTCGTGCCATCTAAGGCTATATAAGCGTGCATATCTCTTGCAACACCAACTAATGTTGTATTAATAAATTTTTCCCAACCTTTAATTTTTTGTGCAGATCCTTGAAAAAATCGCACCATATCACCATCGGTCCATTTACCTTGACCTGTATAATCAGTGACTTCTTTATTAATACCGGGAGCTGGTCTAAAATTTACTAAGGGCATGACGCATAATATAAAGTTTATTGTTTTTTGGCAACCAAAGATCCCACATGCCCTTTGAATGCTTTATTACCAAAGTGTGTTAAGGGCATTGTAAGATCTGCCCATATTTCACCACCACACTCTTGCCACAGGCGTGAGAAATAATAATCCTCTGATAGATACCTTTTTTGTCCCGCTGTCATGTATGGGCCTACTGCAAATAGATCATAGCAATTGTCTGATCTATAATGTGCACCATTTACTATTTGATCTGTTTCGTACTTTCTTTCAGGAAATTTTTTAATCATGGTTGTAAATACCTCTCTTTTTACTAACATCATACCTGTCGCCGCTTCATTAACTTTAAAAAAGCCTGCCTCACCAGTGAGCCTAGTGGGGTCGTCAAAATTTACATTATACCCTAGAGCCTTAGCCTCTATTTCATCTGGTGTTGAGTTTGGTTTTTCATCTAATATTGCTTTAATTTTTTCATAGTGGATGTGCTTTCTTGGGTATATGCCACAAGCAATATCTTTATCAATAGAAACTAATCTTTCTACATTTCTCCACGAAAAACCTATGTCCGCATCAATAAATAATAAATGTGTGGCTACATAATCAACTTGATCTAACATCATAGATACTATTGTATTTCTAGCTCTTGTAATTAAACTTTCATTACCAATGCTTTGAAATCTTAATCCAACACCATGTTGCATTGACCATTGTTGTAATTCTAGCAGTCCGTGCATTGTAGCTTCTGATATCATACCACCGTACATTGGCATGCCTAAAAATATTTTTATTTTTTTATCTTTTAATTCCTCTTGTTTTATCATTTTCTAACTCCTTTAAAACTATACCAACCTGTTAGTATATATTTTTCTTTTGTTTTACTAATTATGCCTCGATGTGTATGTGTCCATGTAGAGGGCCATATTAGTGTTAAACCTTTTTTTGCTTTTGTTTTTAATTTTTGATAAAAAAACTCTGTGCCACCATCATCTACTGTATTTAGGTACGTCATAAAAACTAAATGTCTAAATATAGAAAATCCCTCTCCATCATTTTCAAAATGCCATTCTTTGTAACCTCCACCTACAGGATATTTTTGTAAGTTATAATCTTCCGTAATGTAAAAAGGATCTACCTTATCGGCATAACTATATTTTTTTAGATATAAATTTAAAATATTTTGTAAATGATTTCTATATTCACCAATAATATTTTCATGATTACTGCTTTCTATAACAATATCTATGCTTTCTTTTACATTTTTGTCATAAATTCTTTGGTTGTTTTTTATAGATATGCCTTTAGTCTGTAAGTCCTGATTAAGATCAAAAAACTTTATAAACTTTGTGCATATATCAGTTGGAATATACCACGCTCCTATAAAGTGTGACTTATCTAATTTAGCCTCTTTGTATTTAATCGACATTAATATTAAAAGCTATTGACAAACGGTGTTTATCATATGTTTGTTCATATACCTCATGTTTCACCATTGCAGGAAAAAGATAAAGTGTGTTATTTTTTATAACTTCTCTCTGTCTAAATTCTGGGAAATCAATTATTGTTTCACCTGGCACATTAACATAGAAAGCACCTGACCATTTTATTTCACCTAGAGAGTGGTCATGTAAAATAGTTTTATCACCTTTTTTATGCCTCATCGCCCACATCTCAAGTATTTTATAATTTAAACTAACTCTCTCATGACTAGTTCTTAATCTTATTACAGTGTTTAATAACTCTATTATTTTTGTATTAAGTTTAGTAAAAGTTTTGTGTTTTAAACACTCTTCCCAATCAGTCATGGTGGCTTTCACATTTGAGAGTCTTGTCATTGAAGCATTATTTTTTGTTAACAAATCTACTTTTTTATTTAAAATATCTAAATAATTTTTATCAAAAAGGTTTTCAAAAATAAAAACTGAGTATAAAGATGATGAGTGAAACTGTATGACTTTTGTATTTACAATGTCGTTTTCCACTTAGGGACTCCTATAAATTGTCTGCCATCGTAAATATTGCTTTCTCCAAAAGGCCCGTTTTTATTGTTATAGTGAAAAAAAACTTGTCCACATTCATAACCTTGAAAAGGCTCTCTCCAATGTTCAACAAACGTCCCTTTATAAACTAAAGCATCGCCTGGTTTTAAAATTACCTTAACTCCCTCATTACCTACTTCACCAGTAGGATCTAAAAATAAAGGCCATTCATCCCCACCAAGGTTTAGTGTTGCAGATATTTCGCAAGAGGCTCTGTCTTTATGTCTATGTAAAGTATCTCCGTGTTTATATATTCTAGCATAGCTATAAGTTGGTATTAAATCTAACTGAGTGACCTTTGACATGGTTGTAATAGATCTAGCTAAAAGTGTGTCCATTAACATGTCACCATAATGTGAATAAGTATTTGGTATTTGTTGGTCTTTCCATGTGCCCCATGACTCATCAAAGGGGGATATTTGATTATTACTTTGTATTATATTAGCGACTGTTCTTTTGTTTTGAAAATATGTATATGCAAGATTAGCCATATCATAGCTAATAAATTCTTTAACGACTGCATAGTTTTCATTAATAAAATTTTGTTTAATTTTTTTCATCTTACCTAAATGGTTCTCCTGAGCACCATATGACTAATGAGTATCTTGTGCCTTTTAACACGGGGGTAACTCTATGATAAACAAAAGATGGAAATACTATTATAGATCCTTTTTTTCTTGAAATATCAGATCTTCTTATTACAGCAGATCCATCATTACTATTTCTTAAATCAAATTCAAGATCTCCACCTTCATATGTATCACCATCTGCAAGTGAAATAGTTGCTGATAGTTTTCTTACTGTGCCATAAAACTCTGATCTAGTTCTATTAGATGGAACGCTGAAAGCGTCCATATGCCATGTATAATGTTGTGTTTGAGAATATTTAGTAAACTGACAGTCTTCTGTAAGGTGTATGTCATAATTCCAATTTGCCTGTTTATTAGCTAAATTTATGTAAGGCAAAATTTCTTTATATATCCAAGGCTCTCTTAACCAAGCTATAGAAGAGTTTCTAACTTTATATAACTTTGACACATCTTTTTCATCTTGGGGTTGCTGTGGAAAATCACCTGTTAGTGCTCTTTGTTCATTTTGGTAATTACCAAAGTTTATAATATCATCACAAACCCTAGATGGTAAAGCAGAGTCAAACACAAAAAAGTAGGATTCTAAGTTCATAGAGATATCCTAAGATTATACTATATTTTCTGATACTGCAAAGATAAAATTATAGAGGGTTTTTTATTAGTATTTGCTCTAATACTAAAGGGAACTTCAGAGCTTAAAATTAACAAGTCTTTTTTTTGTAATAATTGTTTACCAAACAAGTTTTTACTTCTTCCCTTATTATACTTAAATGTTATCTCAACAGGATTATCGCCATTGTCTATTACAAACAAACAAGATAAGTCGGAGGACTCAGTTGGCTTTGTTTCATCAATATGATTATGATAATCTAGTGACTCATTATTAAATAGTATTATACCGTGCTGAGATAAAATATTTACCTGAATTTTATGGTAACCTATTAAATGATGAACAATAAAGTCATTAATCCATTGAACATTTGTATCTGCAGACAAATTATAATAATTTTTTGTTTCTAAATAATCGTGATCGCTGACTTTCTCACCATATGAAAAATTTTTAATTACATTATTTTTCATGTAATTTAAATCTAAAGGTAAATGATCTGGTAATTTACTAGTTATTAGTATTTGTTCAGAAAGAGTAATCTTGTTTCGCATACTATACGGAATCCCAACTTAAAGAAGTTGTATTCCAATCGTAATTTTTTGAATTATCGTATGTTAGTGACGGACACTGAACAGCAGTCCACTTTTGGCTTGACTCGTTCCAACTAATCATTAAGTCCTCATCTCCAACTTTTGTAACATTTGGATATGTTACTGGTGAGTTCCATACTCCTGTGGTTGAGTTTAATGACCAAGATGAATAAGGTTGTGGTTCAACAAATCCATCAATACTAGCATTATATGTCCAGCCAATGTGAGGGTAATTTTTTCTAAAAGCTTTAGATTGGTCAGATGATTCTGTGCCGTCTTCTTGATAATGTTTACCTGCTTTAGTGTTATAAGAACACTTTTTCCACAAAGACCATCCGTGAATATTTGTTAAAAAGGCAACACCTGTTGCCTCATCTTCAACACCATCTTTCATGGTGTCATTATCAGCAACAACTTCTATTTG